CCGACCTTTTGATCATGACCGCAGTCGATAACAACCTCTGCATGGCAACAAAGCTGTTGGGTGCGCAGGCAGGACGTACTCTTGATACCATCTCGCGTGAGGTGCTGTCGGGCGGTACAAACGTCCAGTACGGAGAGAACGCCGTATCCGCGCGTCATCTGCTCGTGGGCGGCAAGGAGAGCGGTAACCACTACCTTACCGTTGACTGTATCCGTCGCGCGGTAAGATTCCTCAAGAGTCAGAACGCGGAGAAGATCGACGGCTCCTACGTAGCTATCATTCACCCCGACTGCACCTACGACCTGATGAGCGACCCCAACTGGAAGACTCCCAATCAGTATGCGGATACGAAGCGCATCTTCGATGGCGAAATCGGTAAGATCGAGGGCGTGCGCTTTATCGAGTCCAGCGAAGCAAAGATCTTTCACGCAGAGGATCTTTACGAGGGTCAGCGTACAGTACAGGTTACCCAAGGCATGGCAGACGGAACGCTTTATCTTCAGGGCGACTCGCTTCCCGACAGATGGATCGTCGTTAAAGGCAAGCGCGTATATCACAGCGCAGGAAAGTGCTACACTGATTCCACTAAACAGAATACTGTCGACATGAGCGATCTCACAACCCAAGATACCGTATATCCCGGTGAAGCGGGTGCTGAGGGTCGCGACGTATATTCCACTCTCATCATCGCAGACAACGCATACGGTACAACCGAAATTTCAGGAGGCGGACTTGAGCATATCGTAAAGCAGCTCGGCAGCGCAGGAACGTCTGACCCTCTCAATCAGAGAGCTACTGTCGGCTGGAAGGCGTCCAAGGTAACCACCCGTCTTGTAGAGGCATTCATGGTGAGAATCGAGACCACATCTACCTTTGAGTCGGGCAAGAACTGATAAGTAAATCCCATAAAATTCAATCCCACTGCCGTCTCTGACGGCAGTGGGGAACAGAAAGGAATATAAAATGAACAAGAATACCGAAAATAAAAATACAGCAGAAATTTCCCCCGAGGCATACCTTGAGGAGCTTGTTTCCATAAAGCTTTTCCGCGACGGTGGGCGCTACCGCGACAACGTATACGTTGCCGTCAACGGACAGAACTGCATCATCAAGAGAGGAGAATGGGTAAAGGTAAAGCGTAAGTTTGCCATGGTGCTTGACGCATCCGAGATACAGGATATGAAAACGGCGCAGATGATCGAAGCCGAGGAGGAAAAGTTCCGCACCGCCGAAGCCAAGCTCGCCTGACGGAGTAGGGGTGAGTTTATGACTATCGGTAAATGTATCGGCATAGCCGAAACCATAGCTCCCAATAAGATAGACAGAGAGCTGAAGCTCCGCTGGCTCAGCGAGCTGGAGGGCAAGATATCCGTGGAGCTTTTCAACGCTATGCCTGAGGAGCTGAGCGAGTACAGTGCCGAGTGCGAGGACGGGGTGCAGCTTTACGTCCCGTTCCCGTTTGATCAGATATATTGGATGTACCTCGTAGCAATGCTGGACCTTGCCAACGGCGACAACGTAAGATACGGAAATTCCGCAGGCGCGTTCAATTCAGCATTCGAGAGCTACGCCAAATGGGTACTGCGCAACGGGGCGACGAGGTAAAACATGGACGTTCAGAAAATAACGCTCACAACAGGCAGATTTATTCCTTCCCGCTCAGAGGATCTTGAGGAAAGGATAAACGAGCTTGAAAAATACCTTATGCTGCTTACCGAGGAGCTTGAAAAGTGTTTGGATAACCAAAAGTAAGCAGGAGAAAGGAGAATGAGTAATGTCAAGTAAAACATCGGTGTCCCTGCCAATGGGGATAGCCGCAGACTCAAACGTCAAAAAGAAAACGCAGACCAAATTCGGCGGACTTTGCCGCGAGAGGATGGCGGACGGCGAGGCTATCAGCTATATGGTCAACACCACCTCCTGCGATCATCCAAGAATATCGGCACGGGAGAGACGCAAGCTGTCCTCTGTACGTGCCGTGGCGGGAAGCATGCCGTATAACGTCGCAGTATCGGATAAGGTATACGTTGTAGAGAGCGACAAGCTCTATATCTCGGAGAATGGCAGCCGTACCGAGTGCTGTACGCTGTACTCCGAATCGGATAAAAGGATAGTCTGCTACGACAAGGATCTTATCATTATTCCCGACTATATCCACTATAACGGAGCTTTCGGGTATACTACGAAAATGCGTATCTCAACTGACGTTATCAAAGCAACAATAAGCGGCAATTCGCTTGTCGCCGACTCCGTCGATCTTGAGAATATAGGCTTCAGAATGGGTGACGGCATAACGGTTACCTCTGTTGCAAGCACGCTGTCAAGCTACGTGTTCACACTAAACTCTACCGTTTATTTCGTCGACGGAAAAGCCCTGTATATCGACGGCACTTTTCCGCGCGACGGAGAATATATGCTTCGTGTCAGACGTGACATGCCCTCACTTACCCACGCCGTGTGCATGGGTTCTCGAATGTACGGCACGTCGGGGGCTAACGTCAACATATCTGAGGAAGGAAATATCTATAATTGGAAAGGGAAAAGGGGACTTGACACCGATCCCGTGACCCTGCCGTCAGCTTCTGTCGGTAGCTTTACCGCCTGTGCCGAATGGAACGGTTATATCATCTTTTTCAAGGAAAACTCCATCTGCAAGCTGCTTGGAGGCAAGGCATCAAATTACGTTTTGTCCGAGGTAACAGCCCCCGGCATCCCCGAGGGTGGGCATAAAACGCTGGTATCTCTTGGCGGCTCGCTCTACTACTGCGGTACAATGGGAGTTTATAAGTACGACGGTACCCATCCCAAGCGGATAGATCAGGGCGCGCTTCCTGACGGCTTGAAGGCGACTGCAGCCGCCACTGACGGAGAAAGATATTATCTTGCGGCAAACGGTAACATCTACGTCTACGACCCGATAAGGCAGATATGGAGTGCTGAGTCGAGCGGAACTATCGTCAGTATGGCCGGCAGAGCGGGCGAGGTATATATGCTGACGTCGGGAGGACTGCTTTTTGCCTCCGGAAGTACGGCAGAGGGCGAACTTGAGGACGCGACAGACGCACGGCTGTCCTTTGGATACGACGACGGCGGCGCGGCGGAAAAGAAATCCCTTTTATCCTTGAGCCTTACCGCATTCCTTGAATTCGGAACGAATTTTGAGGTGCTTGCAGAATTTGACGAGGACGGCGAGCAGGTGCTTATAGGAAGCAGTACAGGACGGGGCGCGTGGGAAAATCTCACCTACATGTGTCCGCCCAATATCTGCAGCGGATTCCGAATACATATTCATTCCTACGGTGATTTTACGTTGGCTTCGCTGACGCGCAGCTATCGCATCATAGGATAAGCGGGAGGGATAGATATGAATTCGCACGACGGACCGAGAGGGTACAATCATCACTCGACCGACAGAGAATATTCCGCCGAGCTTTGCGACGAGCGACACGACAGGCTGGATTTTGATATCCGCCATGTGGAGGAAAAGCTTGAAAAGCTGGAGATCTGCACGGTTAAATTGACGGATATGATCGAGCGGCACGATAAGATGATAGACGCCCAGCAGGAAAAGCTGGGTGCTATCGAAAAAGCGCCAATAACCCGACTGCAAAAGCTTTTGTGGTATGCCGTCAGCGCGGTGGCAGGTGCTTTGGCGGTTGCACTTACGGATTATATCGCGCTTTGATGCACACAGCCCCGTATTGCGGAGATATCTGCGGTACGGGGCTTTAAAGCCAAATATTATACTCTATTTTTGAAGCCGTGTCAATGCTTTTTTTAAGATTTCAAACATTCTGCCTTTTGCACAAATAAAAAGTTTTTATTTGTTTATTTTGGTGCTTGAAAAACGGATTTGTGTATTGTATAATTATCGGACAAAAGCAAAACGCTTTTGAAATATGCAAATATTGAATAGCGCGAATGCGCCGAGGTATTGCTATGAAGGAAACAGGTATATCATTTAAACGTGTCTATAATTTCAAGGATCCCGACGCTCGCGGCAGAACGTCACTTCTGATATGTACTGTGCTTTCGGGAATAATAGCCCAGCTCGTTGGCGGAATGTTTTATACCGCATTTCTGACAGAGCATAATATAAACACCGTCTCAATTGGTATTTTGTCGTTTTTACCGTATATTGCAAACCTTGTAGTTATCTTCGTACCGTCACTGCTCAATAAATTTCCGAAGCGGCGGGGAATACTTGCATTTGTCAAGATAATGTACTATCTGTGCGTTACCGTGGGTATAACGCTTTTGCCTACGCTTGTCAAGAATGAAAGCGCAAGACTTCTGGGACTTGTAATAATCACCTTTGTATCACACGTATTCAATGCGGTTGCCAGCGTAGGCTATACCGCGTGGCACGTAAGCTTTTTGCCGGAGGAATACAGAGCCTATCAGCTCTCTGCAGGTCAGTTTGCGTCTGCTTTGATATCGGGTATATTCGTACTTGCCTCGGGGGCTATATCGGATATGCTTGTTTCTATGGGAGGCGCGCGGATAGGCTTTATTACAGGACTGCGATACTTTGCGCTTCTCATCGCCGTATGTGACGTGATTTGTCTTTCCTTGCCTCGTGAGATTGAGTATAAGAAAGCCGACACCCCTCATCTCATAGACGTTTTCAGCAAACCGTTTAAAAACAAAAAATATATGTTGACGATGCTCATAATTTTCGCATATAATTTTGCAACGGGTATACATTCCAGCTTCGCGCAGGTATATATGCTTCAGAATATTGAAATATCGCTTTTCTTTTGGAATTTTCTGATATGTACCTACGGATTGTTCTTTATATTTTTCACGGGCTTTTGGCAAAAGCGGATAAAAAAGACGTCGTGGTTTACAACGTATGCGATTTCAATGCTGATATTTGCACCAATGCAGATACTATACGGCTTTGCTCAGCCCGATACCCACGTACCAATGCTTTTGTTTGTTAAATTTTCCCAACACTTTGCGGCGGTAGGAGTTAATGTTACGTTTGCTAATTTTCAATATATACATTTGCCTGTAGGTGACAGAGAGAATTATACATCATTTTATCTTGTGTTAGTATATACCGCGTCCTTGCTCGGCACTGTTTACGGAACGATTTTTACAAGCTTTACAGAAAATTTTTCCTTTACAGCGTTCGGATACACATACCAAACGGGAACACCGCTTCTGATAATTATGAGCGGAGTTATTATGCTGGGAACGGCAGTCTATGCGCTTGCTTTCCGTAAAAAGCTGGAGCCTGACCGCTTGGCGGAGTGAAATCCGCCTGTGGCGACACCAAGGGTGTCATCCTGAGCGAGCGTTAGCGAGTCGAACCCGAAGGGCGCGCAAGCTGGATAAATAACCGAGTGGTAAAGAAGAAAGAATAAATATCGGAGTGGGTAATGGTCCCACGGGGATTATAGAGATGGTTTTTGTTGTCATCATACGAAACAAATCCAAACCAAAAAATACTTCAAGTTCTTTGGGATCAAACCCTTTCTCGAAAGAAAGGGTTTGCAGGGCGCGGGACAGAGTCCCGCATATACTAAAAATCATACAATAAAAATCAGGGGCTTCTGACGAAGCCCCTTCATGGTTTACTGCTGTTGCATAGCGCGACGCTTGCGCATCATTTCCTTCATACGCAATTCGGTATTAAGGATGACCTTACGCAGACGAATGGATTTGGGAGTAACCTCGATAAGCTCGTCCTCGTTGATGAACTCAATAGCCTCCTCCAGCGTCATAATGACGGGGGGGGTGAGGAGCAGCTTTTCGTCCGCACCCGAGGAGCGGATAGCGGTAAGGTGCTTTTCCTTACAGGGATTGACCGCAATATCGTCGTTCTTGGGATTCTCGCCCACGATCATACCCTCGTAAACGGGAGTCTGAGGTCCAACGAACATTCTGCCGCGCTCCTGAGTGTTGAAAAGACCGTATCTCGTGGTCTCACCTGCCTCGGAAGCGACGAGAGAGCCTGTAAACCTCATAATTATCTCACCGCGGTAGGGCTGATAGCCGTCAAAAATAGAGTTGAGCGTACCCTCGCCGTGAGTAGCGGTCAAAAATTCGGAGCGATAACCGAACAGACAACGGGTGGGAATGATATATTCAATTCTCATACGGTTGCCCGAGCCGAGAGGAGTCATTTCAATAAGATCGCCCTTGCGCTGTCCCAGCTTTTCAACGACCGCGCCAACGTAATCGTTGGGGACGTCCAGCGTTACGCGCTCCATAGGCTCGCATTTTTCGCCGTCGATCTCCTTGAACAGCACACGGGGATTGGAGCAGGTAAGCTCATAGCCCTCACGGCGCATGGTTTCGATAAGGATGGAAAGATGCATCTCTCCTCTGCCCGCGACCTTGAATTCGTCGGTGGTGTCACCGTCGGACACGCGCAGGGAAACATCCTTGAGAAGCTCGCGGTAAAGTCTGTCGCGGAGCTGACGGGAGGTAACAAACTTACCCTCCTTGCCCGCAAGCGGGCTGTCGTTGACCGAGAAGGTCATTTCCAGCGTAGGCTCGCTGACCTTTACAAATTCAAGCGGCTCGGGAGTGTCAAGAGCCGTCACGGTGTCGCCGATAGAAATATCAGCTGCGCCCGAGAAGCACACGATATCGCCAACCGTAGCGCTTTCAACGGGGGTGCGAACAAGCCCCTCAATCTGCATAACAGTCACTATCTTTGTGCGCTTTTTGCTTTCGGGAGTGAAGAAATTGCATATAGCCGCCTCTTGGTTGACCTTCAAGGTTCCGCGCTCAATGCGACCGATACCGATACGTCCGACGTAGTCGTTGTAGTCGATAGAGGACACTAAAAGCTGAAGCGGCTCGTCAGGATCGCCCTCGGGGGCAGGAATATAGTCCACGATAGTTTCAAACAGGGGAGTGAGGTCAACACCCTC